TACCAGATTGACCAGACTCACCTGAAGAACCATCCGATCCACTTAAACCAGAAGTTCCTGAAGAACCGTCTGATCCACTTACACCAGAAACACCAGAAGATCCATCCGATCCACTTATACCTGAAGTTCCTGAAGAACCATCTGAACCAGATTCACCTGAAATACCTGAAGAACCAGATGAACCATCGGAACCACTTTCCCCGCTCACACCAGATGAACCATTTGAACCTGATTGACCTGAAGTACCAGAAATACCATCCGATCCACTTGTTCCAGAAATACCTGAAATACCACTAGCACCATCAATACCTGAAGAACCAGAAGTTCCTGAGCTACCGTCAGAACCAGAAGAACCACTTACACCTGAAGAACCATCTTGACCAGATGAACCTGAAATACCCGAAGACCCGTTAGAACCGCTTTCACCGCTTGTTCCTGAGGATCCATCTTCGCCAGATGAACCTGAAATACCTGAAGAACCATTACTACCACTTAAACCTGAAGTACCATCAGTACCAGTAGAACCGCTTGTACCAGCAGATCCAGAAGTCCCAGAAGAACCTGAATGTCCAGAATCACCTTGTAATAATAAACCTATTTGTTTGGCAACAACAATTATTGATGGGGCTGCTGGATGATCCAACGGCGATGCGCTAGCTGGAACAGCTGTTATCTGTACGTCATCAGAAGCAGAGGCGAATAAAACCTCAATATAGTCGTTGGCGTTTAAATCCAATATTACCGAAACAAATGGTAATTGTTTAATTGAATTTGAGTTTAAACCTAAAATTGAGTCTGTTCTAACAATGTCAGTCCCATTTTTTCTAAGAAAAATATGTACATCATTTGCGGAACCACCTTGCGTTTTTTCAACTTGTAAAGAGTAACCTATCTCATATACACCAGTATAATCAAATTTTATTTGTGAATTGTTTACGACACTAATATGATTAGAAATTTCGGTTGTGTCGTAAGTAATCTCAGTTGGTGTGTTTGCCGCAGAAACAACTTGTGTTGTTGAATCACTGAATGAACCATAGTAGTTAGCACCCGTAGCACTAACACCAGATGAACCTGAAGTCCCCGCCAAAGGCATTGGACTAAAACCAAACTCACCTGTTGTTTCATCGTAGGATACGAAATAAGATGGTGAATTATTTTGGGTCATTCCAGTTACAGCTAACTGGTTTAACACATATGAGCCTTGTAGATTTTGTGTATTTACCCACTGATTTATAGTGGTGTCATAAACAAGGATATCCCCATTCTGGGGACTTAATATAACCACATCCGTTAAATCATCGATACCGAGATTTTCGATCGTGTCTTTAATATTCTTGAAGTTAGCGTCAAGCTCCGCGTAGGAAAGCGCCCTTCCTAGATCATTTCTAAGATAAATTGTTACTGTTGCCATTTATATAAGTAAGTTTAAACTACCTATATAAATAGTATTAAATACCGTTAAGGCAACAGTAACAACAATATTTTTTTGTTTTTTTTTATTCAGTTATGTTAACAATAACCCTTGAAGCTTTGATGTTGTAGGTTAGAGATATTTTACCGCTTGTTGGTAGTTGTTTTTTTAACATTTCATCTGAAATCGGATCCTCAACATATTTTTGTATTGTTCTCTGTATCTCTCTGGCCCCGTATATTTTGTTAAAACCCTGCTCAAGAAGAAAATCCTTTAATTTTTTATCAATTTTAAAGGTAAAACCAATACTCTTTAAATGTGATTCAAAATCTTTTAATTGTAAATCAATTATTTTTGTGATATCTTCTTCATTTAAATAATTAAAATAAACAATTTCGTCTAACCTATTAATAAACTCTGGCTTAAACGTTTTCTTTAGATTTTTTTCGATAATACCTTTTGAGTTGGCTAAATTATCACCCTCAGAATCGTTAAAACCGATCTTAGTACCAAAATCCTGAACCTCTTTTAAACCAATATTAGATGTCATAATTATAATGGTATTTTTAAAATTTATTTTTCTACCATTAGCATCTGTTAAGAAACCCTCATCTAATAATTGAAGCATTACATTGAATACATCTGGATGGGCTTTTTCAATTTCATCAAATAATATAAGTGAATACGGTTTGTTTTTAACTTTTTCAGTTAATTGACCACCTTCGTTGTAACCAATGTATCCTGGGGGTGCCCCGATTAGTTTACTGATATTAAACTTCTCAGAGTATTCAGACATATCTACACGAATCATGGAATCCTTAGAACCAAAAACCTTTTCACATAAAGCTTTCGCTAACTCAGTTTTACCAACACCCGTGGGTCCTATGAATAAAAATGAGCCGATTGGTTTAGATTGTTTTCTAATACCAGTTCGATTTCTTTTTATCGATGATACCACCTTACTTATCGCATCTGATTGCCCGATCACACAATTAGCCAAATCTTTGTCCATTGAAAGTAGTCTTTCTATTTCACTTTCAGATACTCGACTAATAGGTATACCCGTCATTATTGAAACAACCTCGGATATCATATCCTCTGTAACAATATTACGTTTTTCGTTTATGGTAAGTTTCCATGCGGCGGTTTCTTTCTCCAACTCAACCAAAACTTTCTTTTCTTGGTCTCGTAAACTCGCAGCCTGCTCAAAATTTTGCGTTTTAACAACAAGCTGTTTTTGTTCTTTTATTTCTTTTAATTTGATTTCAAGATCTTTTATCTTTTGTGGGGCTTTAATAGCAACTTGGTTAACCATTACCTTTTGAAATCTCCTATCAAGAGCACCATCTTTTTCAATATGTTCGCGGTATTCATCAAGAGTTGTTGCACCGATACATTGTAGTTCACCTCGAGCTAAGGCTGGTTTAAATACGTTTGCCGCATCCAAAGAACCAGAAGAATTTCCAGCACCCACAATCGTGTGAATTTCATCAATAAACAAAATAACATTTGGGTTGTCTTTTGCTTCATCAACAATAGCTTTAATACGCTCCTCAAATTGCCCACGATATTTTGTACCAGCAACTAGAGATGTCATATCTAAAGTAACAACACGCTTATTAAGTAGGGGTCTTGGACATTCACCCGTTGCAATCTTCATAGCCAAACCTTCCGCTATCGCAGTTTTACCAACACCTGGATCACCGATCAATATAGGGTTATTTTTCTTTCTACGGGTTAAAATTTGACACACTCTTTCAACCTCTTCAGTTCTACCAATAACGGGGTCTAGTTTACCATCTAAAGACAGAGCCGTTAAATCCCTACCAAAGTTATCCAACATCGGAGTTCTGGTTTTGGTGTTTCGGTTAATATTTTCGTTTGGAAATTTTGGTTTGTCTTTTGGTAGCTCATCATCATTTGAGAATGTGCTCGCTTGCGGGGTTGATAGCTGTTTAATTTTTTTAGCGATAAAGGTTTTCGTTAAACCATAATCTTTAAATAGTTTGGTTATGGCGTTATCCTTTTCCATGAAAATCGTGAAAAATAATTCAACCGTAATAAAGTTTGTTTGTTTTTTTCTTGAGATACACTCTTTAATTGTCTCTTGTAAATCGGATTCAAATGGTAATATAGTATTACTGCTATCTTTTGAACCATCCGATAAACGTTTATTTATATCATTAAGGTCCTCAACCATGACATCAAAGTCGATCACCTTATTTTTAACAACCTCATATATCATGTTTTCGGTTGTCAATATGCCAAAGACGACATGTTGTAGCCTAAGCATTGAATCGTTATACTTTAACGCAACGGCTTGTCCCTTTGTAAATGCGTTTCTCAGTTCGTTTGTCATTCTCTCTTTCATGCGTGTATATATCTTTTGTGCAAAGATAGGTATAATCTTGACATAAGCAAATTTTTTTCCTACTTTTGTTACAAATAAATATTTATGGAAAGAATAATTGTTAATTACAAAGACGGAAACATTAAGGAGTTCCAAGAACCTTCGGGACAAATAATCAGCGGCGATAACTTGATTATCACCACAAAAAAAACTATTTCGGATGAAAATAGTGATGACACACACATTGCGACTACTAGTGAGGTAATCAGCTTATCCTTAGTAAAAAACTTTGTTAAAATAAGTGAAACAAGAAAAGTTAATATCGAAGAGTATGTCAGTAACAAGTAAAAAATACAACGGTAATGAGATTATTACCGAGTACGTTAGTTCGAATATTAAGGGTGGTAAATATAATACAATGACTAAGGTTTTAGAAATAACGTTTAATAACGGAATGGTTTATGAATACGAAGATGTATCTCATGAAGTTTTTGCTGAGCTTAATTTAGCTGAAAGCCAAGGTAAATATTTTAACATTAATATCGCAAAAAAATATAATTATAAAAAGGTTTTATAATGTTTGTAGAGGTAAGATATAATTCAAGGGCCAACATAACTTTCCATGATATGGCTAAAGTTTCCATACGCGGGGATCAAAACTATCTCGTTAGATGGTTTCAGAACGGTGAATTTTTCGGAGAAATGACTTTAAATGGGGGTACTTGGGGTGCATACCCAATGTTTGACATAGCTGATTGGACCATAGAATTTTGGCAAGAGGGTCATTTGGTATACACATACAAGAATTTATTGGAAAAAAATAATATTCTTATCATTTTTAATAATGATGGTAATGAATTTTCTGAGTTTGTTAAAAAAGTTAAAGAATACTCAAACCAAATAGCTGAAAATTTTAAGTGTAATGTTTACGTTTTCTTTAAAAACTCTGAATTGTGTGACTTTACCAATAGCCAAGCTAAGCCATTGAGGTTAAACGATAGGATTGAAACCTTTAAAATTATTTATACTAAAAATTTATAATGGATAACCTAATTAAAATATACGAAAAAACTTTACCAAAAGAAGTTTGTGAATTTATTATAAGTGAATTTGAGTCTTCTAATAACCAAATGGAAGGTATTAGCGGCGCTGGTGTTAATAAACTAGTAAAATCATCAACAGACCTAATGATTCATCTAAATCTGGATAACCCAAATTGGCTATACATCTATGATTATTTAAGAGAAAATTTATTGGGTAATTTAGTCGATTATATTGAGCACAATAGTTTTATGACGATAACTGGTGGTTTTAGTACCAAAGCTTCCGCTGTTAGAACAGCCCAATCATGTTATATGGCCGCTAATAACGGACAGCCTCATATGCAGATGCAAAGATATATAGATGACCAAGGTTACTATGCATGGCATCACGAAACTGAGGGTGGTATGACAATTAAAAGAGAGTTATTCTTTATTTACTATCTTAATGATGTGGATGGTGGTGAAACTGAATTTAAGTTTAACCCACAAAAAGTAAAACCAGAAACGGGTAAGTTAATCATAGCCCCAGCATTGTGGACACACAAACATCGCGGTAATCCACCTAAAGATGGTCAGTATAAATATATCATAACAGGTTGGATTGAAAAAACCGATGAACATTATATTTCTGAAGAATTTGAAGACGATTATCTAATTTAAAGTGTTTTTTATTTAAAATACTGATATTTATTAGATATGGACAATATTATTAAAAGTTTTACTGTTAGAGCAAGCCTGTATTCAGATATATGGGACAACGCTTCATCGGATAACTTTAAGACAATCAAATTACACAAAGATGTTAGGGAACACCTTATTTCAATAGCAAAAGATTTTATTGAAAGCTTTGGTATTGATACCTTTGTCATTGAAGATATCTTATTTGTTGGTAGTTTAGCTAATTATAATTGGTCCGAATATTCAGATATTGATCTACATATTGTAATTGATAAGGAAAAGGTTAATGAGGATACTGACTTGGTTGATGAGTTTTTTACAGCTAAAAAAGAAGTTTATAATTTAAAACATAACATAAAAGTTAAGGGTTTTGATGTTGAATTATATGTCCAAGATATTAAAGAGGAATTAGATGCTTCTGATGGGATATATAGTATACTATACAATAAATGGAGAAAAGAACCAAGTAAAGATAAAACCCCTGTAAATAAATCGGACATAATAAAAAAAGTTAAGGAGTTTATAAAAAAATTAAGCGATATTAAAAAAGAGGAAGAGCCAGACGCCAAGTTATTAAAACTAAAAAAATTAAAAGAAAAAATAAGGGCTTATCGAAAAAGTGGTTTAAATGCCACTGGTGAATATAGTACAGAAAATTTGGTTTTCAAATATCTAAGAAGATCTGGGTATATGGATGAGTTAGCCGATCTTGGTGTTGATATAAAAGATGAGTTTTTATCGTTGGAAAACGAGCAATATTGATTTTTTACCAAAACTCCGTATATTTATAAGAACAATAAGAATTTTAAAAAAACAAAGATATGAGACCAGTAGGTTCAGAAAAAATACAAGACGTAGACCAAAAATTAGCCAGAATTCTTGAAATTGCTGGTGTGTCTAAAGAAGCCATCAACGAAAATAAACAATTAGTTGGCCACTTGTCCAATGTTCTACATGAAGCTGTTGCCGCTGACGGTACTGAATATGGTATCGTACAAGAGGAAAAGCATGTTTACATCAAAGTGAAAACTGATAATGGTTACGAGTACTTGTCTGGTGTTCAAAATATACACGAACATTCTTATAGATCATACGCCGAAGCCCTTAAGCATTTAAACATGATGTTCAAACAAATCAACGAATCAGTTGATTACAAAGAAAACATCGATGTTTTAAAAAAAAAAGCTTAACTGAGCGTTACATTCTTAAATTAAAAGGAGCTGGTTCTGCTAATACGGAGCCAGCTTCTTCTGTTAATACGGGTAATGATATGTCGGCCCCCGCACCAACAGAGGAGCCAACCGACATGGCAACAGATTTCTCAGCTGAAATGCCAGAAGATATGGGTGTTGACACAACTGGTGATGCGCCAGTTGATACCCCAGCTGAAGCACCAGCTGAAGCACCAGAAGGTGATGAAAACCCAGATGAACCAATTTTAAAAACAGTTCAAAAATTAACTGGTAAATTGACGCAAAAAATGAGAGATGGTGCTCAAGAATTAGAATCTAAAGATTACAAATACGTTGTTAACTCTATTTTATCAGCGATCGATATGACAAAGGTTAATGAAGAGGATATGGCCGACATGTTAAGTAAACTACAAAACAAAGACTCAGAGGATACAACAGATGCGGAACCAACCCCAGATGCGGCCCCAGTGGACACAGCCCCAGAGGAGCCAATGCAAGAGCAACCAAATGAATATCTAAGAAGAATACAAAAATCCGTAATGGATGAATTTTTAAAAAGATAATAAAATCCCCGAAAGGGGATTTGTTTTTTTAAAACGTTTTTATTATATTTGTACAAATAAGTTAATATGATAATAGGTGTTTTAGGGAAAAAACGTTCAGGTAAAGATACAACTGGTGATTACCTAGTTGCAAACAAAAATTTTGTAAAATACAGTTTTGCTAACCCAATTAAGCGAGGTGCGATGGAATTATTCGGTTTTACCGAAGACCAGGTTTTTGGTGATGCTAAAGATGAAATCGACCCAACCTGGGGAATAACCCCTAGATTAGTTTTACAAATAATGGGTACTGAGGTTTTCCAGTATGATATGCCAAAATATATCCCAGAACTACAAGTATTTGGTAGAAGTTTTTGGGTTAAGCGTTTTGAACAATGGTATAACCAAAATAAAGATCTGGACGTTGTTATTTGTGATGTTAGGTTTCAACATGAAGTTGATGCGATATTAAAGATGGGTGGTACTATATTGTCGGTGCAAAGACCAAATCTAAACACTGGTGATGAGCACGCATCTGAAAAAGAAATGGATTCTATTATTGGTATTACAACCGAAATAATAAACGATCGTACTTTACATGATCTGTACGATAAGATAGATAATTTGGTGAATGATTTACGAAAATCCCGTAGCTGAGATATTATCAGTACACAATTTTAAAGTTGATAGGGCTACAGCTGAAATGTTATGCTACACCTTTAGCAGGGACATAAAGTGTGATAGGAAAATCAATATTGAGTTATTTAGAAGGTTTGCTAAGTATAAACCTTTATACGTTTTTAGTTACGGTGGTGTAGTAAATTACGAAAGAAAAGACCAACCCATACAATTACAGGGTGTTGAGATAGTTGTACCAGAAGGTGGCGAAGAAAAATTTATGGACGATAACTCAAACTTTATATTCTATGGTGGACCAAACTCTAGTCTTCAGTGGTTAGATGATTTAGGTGAAGAAGATGGTTCTAAAAATGTTTACGGTACTTGTAGAATTAACTTTTAGTTATCTTTAACCTTAGGTTACCAGTACCTTTTATAACCCTATGCCAGTCATGTCTCGCTATTTTTAGTGAGACATTTTCTTTTAATGGAATAGGTAACCCATTATCATATTGAAAATACCAATCAGTTTCATTCAAAACCTCAATAACCCTATCCTCATTATCTCTATGCCATTTAAGTTCAATGGGATCAATATCATCACCAAACTCTCTTATAACACAATTATCGTATATCGCGATATCCGAATATGGTTTACCAGTACCCACCAAATTTAGATTTTAAACCAAGTAAACTAGCGTATCTAGGTAATCTACATGACCAGTAAGACGCTTTAGTTCTATCTTTTTTATTTGCACAATCGTGTCTTTTAGCAAATGATTTACGAGCTTCTGGGTTGTTTAATTTAACAGATAAACCAGTTGTGTCACCAAATGATACCTTTTTAACACCACCACCTGGTTTTCTTACATAAACGTAGAATTTTTTAGAACCCCCTCTTTTGGGTTTTCCGAGCTCAACTTCCTTACCTTGGTACTTTGCCTCAGCAAGAATCTCTTCCTCTGTCATATCCACTGTAAATGGTAAATCTAATGGTACCATTATTTAAATGGTACATAACATCTTCAGATATCTGATATTTACTCATCCAAACATCCATGTTCTCTAGTAATTTTTTCTCAACGTTTATTTCTAAACATTCTTCGCAAACAACTTCTGATTCTGATAACATACCAGAGAATTCGTTGTTATCATACATCTCTTTAATGGTTTCAAAAACAAAAGATAAGTCTTTGTATTTTGGGTTTACAGCGACCTGGTAACAATCACCAGATTTTTCCATCATAGGCTCACCAAAATTTTTTATGTCTTTTGATATGAAAAAACTAGGGTTCTCACATTCCTCATGTATACTAAACAATTCATCAATAACCTCAATGGTTAAATTCTCGTTTCTTGATGCAATAGCATCCCCCACCTTTTTGATTTTACTGTTAAGCCAGTCAAAGGCCCTGTTAATTAAACCTTTTGATGATGACGAACCAGAAGTATCATCAACACCACTTGTCCCTTCCATGGTTCCCATGGTTTCCATAATATCTTTTTTAGTAACAATCATAATGTTTCTTTTGATAATAAATATCATTAAACCTAGTAAAAATTTTGGTTTTAGTAAACTAATTTTATATATTTGCCCTATGAAGTACCTACAGGAAGATCAATATATTTTAGGGGGTTCTAGCGAAAACGAATTAATTTTAGTTAACATCGATTTATTGTTAACTCGTTTAAAAACTGATTCACCCGAATATTTTGTGGGCCCTGATACTAAAAGCGCTGTTAGTATTAAAAGGATTGGGGAAGCAATCAACTTCATTAAAAAAAATCAATATAGAAAAAACTATTTTGAACCAACGTTACTTGGGTTTGAATGCGGTAAAATTGGTGTTGTTGACGGTAGGCATAGAATAGTTGCCTCAAAAAAAATGGGGTACACTCACATTTATATTGAGGTACCCCAAGAGTATAAAAATATTTTTGTTTTTAGTTTAAACCAAGTAAACCTTTAGCTTTTTCAACAACTGGTTTTGATCCTATGGCTTCAATTGTTTCTGGCTTAACCAAAAGGAATTCGTGTTCACCATTTTCCCATGAATCAATAGTGTCGGTGATTTTTAAATCCTGGCTTCTCTTAGCCTTGTCATTAATGTAACTAGCTAGGGCTTCCAATAACTCATCATTTGTGATATAATCTTTCCAATCACTAACTGCCGTCATATATTTACCATCCTCATCTTCTTCTTCTTCTTGTGGAATATCCAAATAATCTTCCAACTCAGCGTATATATCGTACCAAACATCGGTTAAACTATATAGTAATTCATTAGTTTGTTTATTCTTCAATAAGAATTCACCCTGTGCCGTAAACACACCAACATAATCCCCACTAAC